GTATTTTGTTGCCTTGCAACACCTCTTTTTTTCATATTTATTTTGTTTGGGGGGGGGGGATGTGTTCCCGCCTACGATTGGTTATTTCTTCGTTATCTCACAGACGATGGTTGTCTTTGTAGCCACCTCGGCAGCAAGAACGGTGATAGGGTTGCCAGTCTTGACGTTCGATGTTGCCCCATTCCAATTCTGTGGCTTGCCTTCCTTATCGAATTTTGTCCATGCGTAATCGAACTTGCGGCTTGCGGCTGCCGTCGCCTCGTCTTCTATCTTCGTTCCTGACTGCCATATACGTGCGCTGATGGTAGTCTGCCCAGTTCCGTTGACAATCTTGTCGCCTGTTGGGCAGTAGAGTTCAACGGTGTAAGGGTCGGTTAAGTCTTGGAACGTCACGAGGGCTTGTGCGTCGGATACCGATTGCCCATTGCCACCATTGTCGTGAGCACGCACACGGAAGGTTTGGAAGTTCAGTACGTCAGCAGGCTTCACTGTTAGCGTTGCACCATTAGCACGTCCCGATGCTACTGCCTTCCATGCTCCTGTAGCCGTGTCAAACTGCTCCCATGTGAAGGAGTTGCCTGCGTTGTCGGCGACCGAGCCACGGAAGCACTGTGCCGTGACGGTCAAGTCGCCAGTAACGGTCTTGTCGAACACGTTACCCTTAGGGCAGGTCAGCACGACAGAGAAGAGTGCGCCACTCGTCACGTTGCGTATCACAGCGAACGAGCCACCAATCTTAGATGTGATGTGGTCAGTATCTATATAGTCCGCTGTGAACGTCACGTTAAGGTCTGTCGTGAGATTACCCTTGATAACAAGTTGCTTAGCTGCGTTGACAGCATAGTTTGCGTTGTTTGTCGATGCCGTGATAGCTGTTCCATTGACCGTGTAAACGACATTCGTACAGTTCGCCAAATGCTCCGTCGCATCGCCACTCTCATACACTTTCGGAGTAATCGTGTTGTTCTGTGTAGGGTAATTCGGAGTGTACACGTTCGTATCGGGGTTGTACCCTTGTGAAAAACCCTGCGAGGCTGTGAAGTAAACCTGTACCGACTTTGCATCGTTGAGGTCTACAATAGTAATTTGATTTCTTGCTGTAATTGCCATTGCTTTTAATCTATGAAGTTAATACTTAGTTAATCGTCTAATACGCATTCAAAGACGGTGCGCTTGTCTACGTCCTCCGCCTTAATAGTGATGGCTGAGCCTACGCCCTTATGCCTGTCGTTCCATGCCTCGTCATACGTAGCGTTGCCGCTGTGTCGAATCCATGAGAAGCTGGATGGAGGAAATGTACTTGTAATATCCACGTTCTCCTTTGTCACGACAGCTGTGAGCGTTACGCTGCCTTGACGATTACGAATGAAGTTACCCCCGTCAGAATAGATGTTAAGCATAACAGGTGCTGCTCCCTGCTCACCTTCCGCACCCTGCGCCACCTGCTTAATCCACTTCGCGCTCTTGTCTGATGGAACGTCTGCAGAGGGTTCTTTTGCCACGTAAAGCCATAGCGAACCTTGATAAGAGAAGCGGTCGTAATGCCCTGCTATCGTTCCCGTCTGCCACTCGCCACGATCGCATACAATTGGCGAGCTTGTGCCCGTTCCTGCTCCCGATACTATCTTGAAGCTGTCAGAGCGAATCGTAGTGCCTCGTGGCGAAAACTCGTTGACAATATGTGTAGATAGGTTGAAGTCATTAATGCCTGCATAGTCAACCCTTTTACCCTCCGACATATAGAGAATGTAAGCGTATTGTCTGTCGGGGTCGGTCTGCGAGCCTAACTGTATGATGTCGTCCTCTGCCTGTGGAGCGTCATTTTCCGTGCTGGTATCATATCCCACGCACGCATGCTTCTTTCCGTCAATAGTCAGGTCGAGACTGCCTTTGATGTCCGACAGGTCGATGAAGTAATACAGCTTTCCGCTGACCGTCTCATCGCCCATGTTCACCACCAGCCGCCAGTAATAGCGGTTGCTCGCCTGCTTCGTTGTACGTGAGAGGAGGTTTGCTGTTTTACACATCGCTTGGTCGCCGATTCTCCAGTCGTTCGATATGCGCTTTTCTCCGTCGTCTGCCAAGAAGTAACAACGATATACGTTACCAGTCTTCTTCACAAATGCAATCATACCACCTGCGCTCGTATATCCAACGTCCCCTGTCGTAAATGCCAACCGCCTATACTCCAACTCTGAAAAGGTTGCTTTCTGCCTTACATTGAGTTTATCAACCTCTGCTATTGATTTCCCATAATCGTCCTTGTAAATACCAAAGCCAGCACCATCTAATAGTCCAGCTCGGAAGTCAGCACTCCTTAGTGCATCCGCAATGACGTTTAGTAATGTAGCGTTTCCGCTGCTATCAAGACCTTTTCCTTTATCACCAACAGTGATACCCTTCAAGAATGTAATAACCTCTTGAGCGGTGTCGGGGACATTCTTTCTCAGAAAGCGTGGGTCGACATAGTTCTTTATCAGCTCTGATATCTGTGTTGAGTTTAATCCGCCACCGCTGAAATTACCCGATAGGATATTATTTACATCCTCCTTTAACTGCGAGATAGTACCCTTGACAGCTTGATTGCCAACGGTTATCTCCTGAATAATCGGGTAATCCAGCTTTGTAACCAGCCTAAGGACACGTGTCTTTAACTGATAGCCAAATCCATCGTCAAAGGTGACTTTCTGACCGATATAGAGTTTTGGGTTCTTGTTTGCGAAAGCTACCGCATTAGAGGAGAATGAGTAGTTATTGTTATCCTGCGTACGTCTTTTTATCTCCTTGATAGTTCGTGATGCTAACTCGGATTGTGCAAGCTTCGTCTCCTGCTCACCCATTACAATGTTAAACAGCACGACCATATTGCAAGTAAGGTCTGGGAGGGTATTTCCTCTTGGATAAAGTCCCTCACTCTCATTGGTAGGGATAATGGTATCTCCGCTTTGATACTTGAGTATTTCGTAATCACCCTTTAAGATGTCTACGCCACTATCTCCTTCATTTGGTTTTGGTGCTATTGGGTTGTTTATCTCGTGGTAGTGGAGTTCAAATCCTTCTTGCCCATTAGGCTGTCCGACAAGTCCCTGTGTGAGTACGTCATATTGCCCATCTACTGCGTGGGTGTTAACCTTAAATATTCCTTTAAGCGTGTACCCTTGTAACACCTGCTTTGTTCGGTCTATCTCATAGTCATACCAATAGTGAGTAATGATGTTTCCGCTTTCGTCCTTATCGTGAGTTATGTTGATAGCTGTCTTGCCAGCTATCTTAGTGACAGACGGGAACGCCAATCGCATATACCATATAGTATATGTCTTTTTGTTTCCTCTGCTGTCAAGTTCTATTGTGTTTGTCTGAGAGTTCTTGAGATAACGCACGTGCTTACGGACGTTATAAACATATAAATCTATATGCGGATAAACATCATCAAAGGAGAGTGCAAGCGTTTGCTTGATTTCCCCTGATGCTTCAAACGCTTCCTTTGTAATGACGTTCCCTTCTGTGTCTACATAGATATACCCGTCAGGGTAAACAGACTTGTCAAGTCCTAATCGTGCAAGCGTGGCAACGTTCCCAGTCCCAACAAGTGCCTTTGTAGACATATTCTTTGTAGACCCCTGCGGATAGAAACAGTTATAATACGGCTCCTTGCTATCGCTAACAGATGCCTTCTGTATGTTTTCGTGTACCTTTAATGTCGGAACTTCCTCGCCAAGGTTAATGCTTATCTGACCGAAATACAAAGCCTTATGCTTCCACGATAAATGCCATTCACAAGCGTTATTCTTGCAGCCTTGAGCAATAGAAGATAATACGGAAAGTATATCATTCGATGATACGGAAAATGATACGGAACTATCTACATTACTGCAAAGGGTGAATGTAAACTTTTCGCTATCTGTCGTTATATTGAGTGCTTCATTGATAGCCTTACAAGCGTATTCAAGTGCGTTTGTCGTTAATCCGTCATAGGACCACTCCTGCTGCTTGATAGGGTTCTTATCCGCATCCGTGGTGTCATAGAGAAACGGCACACGTGAAAGCCACATCAAAGGGTGCTGAAATTCGGGGGTGTACTTAAATCCTTTATCGTCCTCTGTCGGTGTGTACGGACTGAGTAGCCTATACTTCAAGCCGTCATCAAAAGGTATAATATACGCACCTGATGGCAATGTGAGTTTTACATCACTCTGCCACGATAACCTTATAAGGTCACTTCTGCCTAATTCTTGCTCGTGTTCTGCGCCATCTGTCAGTGTCGCATCGAGTATCTTGTTGTTATGAATGTCGTATATTACCATAATCGCAAAGATAACAAGAAAAGAAAGGGTATGGGAATGGGATAAAAACAGAAAAGCCACAACGTATTTGTTGTGGCAAATCTTTTATATGTGGTTAAATTACTTTGTAACCGCTTTCTGTGCTATTGGTGTCTATCTGCTCGGATAGAAGATGTAGTATTACATCATTCATAGCTATGTATGCGTTATCTAATGAGTCTTCAAAGGCTTTATTATAACCTAATAGGGTTTCATGAACTTTGCCTAATGTGTTAAAGCACTCATCTAATTTCTTTTTGCAATCGAACAGCTCTGCCGTTTCTTTGCATAGGGTTATTGTCTTAATCTCGGTCATAGTCTTAATTGTTTTGTAATCTTATAATTTGTTGATTTTCAGCATGGTCGGTTTTCCGCCTATGGCTATCTTTCTTTAAGAGTTCTGTTGTAACTTGTTGATTATCACCATATCGCATTTTTGCGATTGGGCTTTTTATGCAACGTTTATGATAGTATGGATAAACTCACGTCCTTTTGATGTCCATACAGTTTGCATCTGTGTACCAGCAGAACCATCTTTGTGTGTAAATGCACGTGGGATTGATTTTGTATAGCCTTTGCCATCATATTTTGCAAATAACAGCCATTGTCCATTTTGCTTGTATTGTATGCCAAGTTCTTTCAGTTTCTTGTTAAGTGTCTGTGCGCCCCATCCATATTCTTTGGCTATCTGTGTAGTTGTAAAAGTGCCATCTGATGAAATATATTTGTCCCAACCGATAACCTTAGGGGCTGCTTGTTTGAGTTCTTGCTCTTGCAGGGCAATACGTTCGTTTGCTTGTGCATTTTGCATTTCAAGCCGTGCCTTTTCCTCTCTTTCTTGTTTCAGCTGTGTTGCCATTCTGATAACAAGGTCAGGGTTGTTTACCATTTCGTCAAGTGTTGGCTGTGTGGCTGTCATGCCATACTTTAGCAGCTCTTTTATTCTATCATTGCACCAAATAGCAAAAGCAGGGCTAAGCCAACGTGCAAACTCTAATGCTACATCTTCGTGCATCCATGTGCCGCCACCGCCATTGATACCACCGCTATTTGTCTGAATTAGAGCGGTGTCCGATTTTCGGATAGCGGTCAAAGCTGCCAAAAACTCTTTTGTAGATGGTAATTCTAACCACTTTGCAGGACGCTTATCAAAAGATTTTGCCATTTCAGTTGCATTTACCATCACATTTTTACCGTTTGCAAAAGAAATATTACTACCTTTGTAGCTGAAATTTTGAATTGTTGTACTCATTTTCATTATTTCGTTTGGGCAGGTCTATTCACCTGCCTTTTTTTGTTTATAAAACAAGGGCAAAAACTAAGAAGTCTTGATGTGGTGTTTAGACCTCGAAGTTTATGCCCTTTAAATATCTTCTCTACCACCAAACACCACTAAGGCGGTTATACTTTGCAAAGATATTACTTTCTTATCTTCTTTTTCTTTTATCTTTTGTGAGTAAAACGACAACGCTTCGATTGTTGTTTTTCTGTTTTAGAAACGTCATCAACTATCTCATTTACCCATGCAGATAATTCTTGTAAATTCTTCATTGCCCCTTTGGTTTATAGGCAAGTACCTTACCTAAGTTATACACTACTTGTTCTACCACCCATACAAGTGGCTCACCTTTCTCATCTGTACCATATTGATATATGATAGGCTCGCCCTTTTCGTTTGTGATAATCTCACAATGTGCAGACTTCACTTCAACAAGTGCTGATGCTCTATTTTTCGCATAGCCTACATAAAGTTGTAAGGCATCATACTGAATAGGGATAGCGTTGCCGTTCTCATCTTCTACTTCGTAGCCGTCTTTGTCAAGCTGAACAAGTCGCTTGATAGTCGTTGGCTTTACCTCTCTAAACTCTTGCTTTTTCGTGCCTTTGATAATCTCGTCAAAATAGCACTGCTTAATAATAAGGTTTAATGTCTTCATTGTCTTAATGTTAAAATCCAAATTGCTTTGGTGTGCCTATTCTAAGGTTATGCACACGCTTTACTCTCTTATCGCCTAACTTGTAACTATCACCACATATACAGCGACCTAAGAATTTATCCCATGTTAGGTTATTCATGCAGATAGTCTTTGTATCGCCATTATCTAACAATATGGTATCGCCACGCTTAATATCTGCTTTGTGTACTTCTTCAATGTCGCAATCAACGATAACAACATTATTAGAGTGCTTGTAACAATATGTAATATGATAGTTCTTCATTGTCTTTGCTTTTAGTAGGGTAGGCGAACCTACCCCGATGTTGATTTATGCTATTCTAACTAAGTTTGCTTTTTTGAAACAACGCCACTCGTCTTTTTCTGTATCAAAGTACACTTGACAAGTGTCTGCTGTCTTTTTCTCACCCTTTGTCGCAGGTATTCTTTCACTCATTAAAGTGCCGTAAGCCTCTCTCAGACTGCCGTCTACTTTCTGAAAGTAGAACTTAACTATTCGCTTGCTAAGGGCTGCTTTTAGCTTGATATTAACCCAAGCGCACTTTAACGCTTCTGATAATGTATAGCCATTCTTGCGAACGAACTGCCAAGCAAGATTCATTACCTCTCTCATAGTGTTCTTTAATGTAGTACTCATAATCTTATAGTTTTTAATTGTTATTACTTGCTTAATCTTTCAATATCTCTTCTAAGTCTATCAACTCTTTGCTGCTCTGTTGCTGCAAATTCTTTATTACCTACGCTCTTGTAAAAGTCAGCCTGCACAATTGCATCTTCGTTACCACTTTTAAGAACCTCTGTAACTGGGTCAGTCTTAACAAGTATCATTTTTGTACTCATAACTTTATAGTTTAATAGTTTTAACTTTGTTTCTTAATCACGATGCAAAGGTAAATAATATTATTTACACTGACAAATAAAATGGTAATAAATTTATTGTCATTAACATAATTTAGTAAATAGTATTGTTTACATTATATATATAATAGTTATCTTTGCAATATGAGAATAAAAGAAATATTAAAAGAAAAGGGTATAACTCTTTCGCAACTTGCTGACACTATGGGCGTAAGCCGTCAAGCATTGAGCCGCCAAGTGGCAGGAAAGCTGCTTGTAGAAAAAGCAGAAGAAATTGCCAATGCTCTTAATGTCCCTATGTGGCAGTTATTCGCCTCGTCCGAGGAGGTACAAAAGGGAAACAATAACATTGTTTGTCCCCATTGTGGGAATCCTATCAAAGTAACTATAATAAAGGAATGAAGTTTAATCAGTACACATGGGACTTGTATAAACAAACCGATGTTGGCAAGAAAACTATTAGCCTGTTTGAAAACGCTGCCCATGATATATCTATATATGAACTTGTTTCCAAATATAACCCCATGGAAGCAAAGTTTTCGGATAAAGACAGTATGGAGGATTGTTGTGAACTTCTATGGGAACTTGCAATCGAACAAATGCCATTGCCTGCCAATATAGATGAGGCACGAAACCTGTACGAGCAAATAATAGATGGTGCAATTTTGTTTGAAGACGGGGAAGTATTTATAGAAAAAGCAGACTATAAGACATATCTCATGGCTAACATGGATATATCATTTATGCTGTTTTTCAAAGAACCGGAATATTTCTTTCCTAATATGTTCCGATACCATTTCTTTGACTTTTTGAAAGTCTTAGATTATTTCGGTATAGAATTACCTGCATTCCCTAAGAAGAGTGATTACAAGGCACGATGTATGTATTATTGGGAAATCTGCGAAGTTCTATACTATTTTCGTAAGGAAAACGGACTATCTCCGTATGAACTTTGCGCTCTACTTTATGATTTTGGGCAAGGGCTGACAAAAGAGAACAAAACGGATTTGCCCAAGCCCGCAAAGGCGTGGTTTATTGGAGGGAAGATACATCCAAAGGAGGATTCTGATTTTATGTTTTGGCAAGCCAACGAGGACACGATGCGAGGTGATATTCTCGTACATTATGAAACTTCTCCTATATGCGCAATAACCTGCATGTGGATAGCGCAGACAGATGGTGTCATAGACCCATTCTTTTATTATTATGCCAACACATACATAGGAAATAGGATGAATGCTCCTCACATCTCTTTACAAGAACTAAAGACCGATACCTACTTTTCTTCTCATCCGCTTGTAAGAAAGAACTTTCAAGGGGTAAACGGATGGGAAATGAGTAATAGAGATTATCAAGAGATTTTGCGAATAATACAAAAGAAGGGTTATGACACAAATCATTTTCCAACTTTGTATGCTCCAAAGATAACTCCTATAGGAATAAAATTAGAGAAAGATGTAGAAGAAAAATTGCTTATCCCTTTGCTTCATAGCATGGGTATAACGGAGTATATGCGACAGATACCTTTGCGTGCTGGCCGTGGAGAAAGGGTATATCCAGACTTTGCTTTGGGTTGCACAAAGATTGACAATGGGTATATTGCAAAAGTCCTAATAGAAGCAAAACTATCCATGCGGAACAAAAAAGAAGTCTATTCTGCATTTCAGCAAGCCAACTCCTATGCACATTTAATGGAAGCATATATTATTATTCTGTGTGACAAGGAAACGATACTCGTTTATACAAATGAGAATGGATTTAACAGAAATAGATATAAGAAGTTCTTTTGGGGAGATATGGAAAATCCAGATATATATAACGAACTAAAACAAATAATTCTAAAATAAAAAGTAATATGGAAATTTTAATCGCTTTGATTGCCATTATATTTGGCGTACTCCAAATCATTTTATTCTTCAAGTTATGGATAATGACAGACAATGTAAGCAAACTAACAAAGCATTTCTGTCCTAATGTGCAGCATGATAAAAAGAAAACAATAGCCACTGTGGCTTCAACAGGAGATTTAGTAGAAGTAAACTTCTGCAAAAATGGGGTATACCAATGCTATAACCCTAAAAGTATGTTGACGGAAACATATAACAAAGATGAGTTAATTTTTACATAAAAAGATGATGACAAAAAGCTAACGTCGGTAATACCGACGGCAGGTCAAAGGAGGTTGGTAAACGCCCTAAATGGTTTATCTAAACGGTTTATCTAAGTAATTTACATAATTTTAAGTGGTTTTATTTGGATGTCAATATACTTTTGTGTAATTTTGCAACACTAAAGGAATTATGGCATTATTATGGGAAATCTTAAATTGAAGCAACAGAATGACGCACAAGCGAAGAATAATAGTACCTTTGTGCTGTCAGATGTGTCTAAGGGTGAGCTTCTGAAAAGGAGAATATCCGTATATCAATATCTATTGTGAATTATATACCTAATTCATACTCGTTCAGATTTCTTATGAATGAGTATCTTGACAAGAATAAGCATATTAATGAGAATGGACACATACGAAATATCCTGTATACATTCAAATCAACAAAATCGAATCTATGGTACATCGTGCTTGTAGAACAATACGAGCATGATGTTTTTGCCGTAAAATTCTATCCAAAAAAGTGGAGAAATTCTAAACTTAAATATCGATTACTTACGGGTACAAATGAGCCGAGAAAGATTATAAACACCTGTATAAATGTGATGCTAAGTGTTTATGAGAAAAACCCTAACGCCTCTTTTGGATTTGTCGGAGCTAATAGAATTAACGAAAGTTCTTCTAACGAAACGAAGAGATATAAGGTATACTCTACGATTGTAGCTACTTATTTTAGTAATGAGTTCTTTTTTCACAAAGAGAATAAAGAGAAAAGTGCATATCTGTTGATAAACAATAAAGCATTATCAAGTAATCCGACATTGGTAAAGGATATAGAAGACTTCTTCAAAAACCGATATTCGTATTTTGACTAAAATAAAGGGTAGCCGTTAAGCTACCCTCTTTTTATGTCCTATTGGTGGGGTTTGGCTCTATGAACTTTACCCCTAATTTACAAAAAGTTCTTTCTGTATTCTGTGCATAGCCGCCTGTGCTATCTTTGAATTTCAGATGATAAACCTTTGCGCTATCTTTTGGTATGGTAATATCTATGTTGCCTTTATCCAACTCTTCATAGAAAGCATCTCTCTTTGCGACAAAATCACTTTGGGAACTCCCTGTAATGGTAAATGTAAGTGTTACAGTGCGCTCATTCGTCTTAGGGACGGAGTCGCAATATTCAACCCCATTCTTTGTCCTATCATTATTGGTGATGTAGTCTTTCTTACCAGCCTTTTCTCCCAAAGCATCAAGGAACTTATCGCCCATAGTTACACCCCAAACTTGGTAAGCATCTTTACCATTAATGAATAAATCTCCTACCATAACTAACACTTTTTGAATATAATGGAACGAGATACAAATCCATTCTCGGTTACCTCACTTTCCACATAATCCGTTTTCCATTTTTCTCCTTTGAAGCGCACAACAGACCTACTACTTTGTAAGATAATTGTAGACATATAAGAAAAATCCACATCAACGCTCTCATCTCCAAAAACTAATTTCATTGTTTCCATATTCTCTTCTTTTAATTAATATTGTTTATTGAAATCTCTTCTAAAATCATTAACGCATGAAAGCATCTCTTTATTACCCATTACAATTTTTTCGGTATCTCTTGATAATGCTTTTTGCTCCATAAGGCTTTCAGCCCCATGTGTGCGCATCTCGTCAACCACTGCAAGAATTGTTCCTATTTTCCCATTGATATTTTGCAGTTCCTCTTTCGGGAATGACACTTGGATTTGCGGTGTATAACTATTGTTGATAATAGCACGATTACTATTGGCATAGTCGGGAGTAGATGAATCTATTTGAGAAATCAATGCTCTAATATCGTTCATAGTGGCGTTCATTAAAGATAGCCTTTCTTTTATTTGGTCACGTGAGATATTCCCTGCTGTGGTGAGTGCTTCGATGTTTCTTGCCTGTTCGAAGGTGATAGATGTCACTCCGTTAGCGGTTGCCGTCTGTGAGCTATCGCCCTCCTTTGTGATATCTATTCCTTTTGATGCAAGTACATCATTGACATGTGCCATAAAAGTTTTCGCAAGCGGCATAAACTTATCCATATCGTCAGATATTCCACCAGCCAATGCAGCTGCCCCATCTGCTAATTCATTCTCGCTTATCTGACCCATTGCATACTTCTTGTACAGGTCGGACAACTTTTCCTCATACTTGCTAAAGACATTCTTTAAAAGAAGCTGCTTTAGCATATCCTTAGCAATATCCGCAAAGGTCTTTGATGCCGAGTTCTTGAACTCAGAAAGAGCATCTTTGCCGTCTTTGAGCCATGCCCATACGGCATCTGTCATATCAGACACCAAAGGAGAGTACATCTTAGACACGTACTCATGGATAGACTTATTAAACTCATCGTATTTCTCTCTGAGTTCAACGAGTTTCTCCAATGTCTCCTTTGCTTCGCCTTGTAGCTTATGTCCGTAGTTCTTTAAGACCTCGTTAGCGAGTTCCTTATCAATCATGCCATCTTCTCCGAATAGGTCTTTGCCGTACTTCTCTTTTACCCATTCTTTGAGGTCAGCTGTTTTCTGACCTCGCCAAAAAGACTTATGCTGTGTCTGAATGCGGAGGTTATCTTTCGCTGCAACTTGCCCATTCTTATATGTGATAGAACTGACAGCAGAATCGATAGCCTTACCAACGATAGCACCAGCAAGACCAGCCACTGCTGCACCCGCTGCCGTGGCAACCGTTGCCGTTACTGCCGAAGTTGACAACGCACCTATAACTGCCGAGCCAAGAGAACCCAATGCGGCAGCACCTGTTCCTGCGGTGAGGACACCTGCCGCTACTGCTGCCACTGCCGTCACGCCTGCCACAATAGGAACAAGAGCCTTTTTCAGTCCAGAAGACTTATCGATATATCGCTCTTGCGCTTCGTTGAGTTTCTTATAATAAGACTCAGCAACTTGCCCATGTTCCTCATAAGCATCTTGCAGATCTTTCAGACCACTATCAGAGAACCAATTACTTTCCTCGTGGCGTGCTTTCATTACCGCAAGGCGATAGTCATTCACCGAGTCACGGAGTTTGTTTATCTCTGCTTGTTTCTGTGCCGCTTTCTCGTATAGGTCATCTTGATTAGGAAGTACGCTACTAAGCGTTTGCATCAACTGAATAGCTGCGCTTATGATAGCTAATATCACGCTTGCTGATTCAATAGCCTTCATAGCGTTTGAACCAGCCTTACCGATAGCCGTAACACCATCAGAGATAGTTTGGTAATAGGTCATCACAGAGCCAAAGAGAGAGAATATCTCTCCAGTCTGTCCCCCTATCTTACCGCCTAACTCGCCCATCTTGTCAGCTACGCCTTGAATAGACTTCGTGAGGGTCTTGTGTGCGTTTTCTATCTTATGGGTAGTCTGTGTTACCTGCTGACCTTTTGCAGCAACGTCCGCCTCTGCATCTGCTAATTCCCAATATTCAGATACCCACTTTTTAAGGTCTTTATTGTAGCCTATGTTCTTGACGATTCTCTCACCACCCTTTACTCTATCTCGTCTGCTCTCAGCTGCTTTTAACTCGTCCTGCTGCTTGATTAACTCATCGGTGAGTTTCTTTATCATTCCGATAGGGTCACGGCTGATAAGCTCATCAATCATTCCATTGATAGCATCGAAGTATGTCTTTACTCCTTCGGGATTGAGTGCCTCTCCTGCCGCTTGTTTTACCTCGCTAAATCGCCCGATAAGGCTGTTCAGGGTGTCCGTTGATGCCCCCTTCAAGTCGTCAAAAGCCGCTACATAGTTAGGGTCTTTCTTTAACTGCTCAAAGGCAAGTGTCATTTGCTCCTTGCCGTAGTTTGCCCTCGCCTCTGTCAGTGTGCGGTATAATGCGTTAACCCTATCTCCGTCACCACGTTTCTCGGCTTCTGAAATAGCTTTATTTATTTCTATTACATCCTTAGAGTATTTCTGCACAAGGTCTTTCTTCTTGTCAAAATAAGACTCATTAGCCTTTATAAGACTGTCCTCGTATGCTATCTCTGCATTTTTGAGTTTAGCAATTTCCTCGTCATACTTATGCCATGCTGCTTTTGTTTTTGCATCATAGTTCTTGTACTCTGCATCTGTATAGCGGTCGTTAGAGGAAGCATAAGCATACTCGGAACTGTTGTAGAAGTTCTTTCCCTTGTTACTTGGGCTTGCCTCCCACTTTTGCTTAGCTTGCTCGATACGTTGCTGTTTGATATCCTCAAATGCTCTGTCGATAGCCTCTTGCTCTTTCTTGCGGTTGAGTTCTATCTGTCGGAGTTTCTTCTCGTTGCCGTCTTTGAGGATGTCGATTTCCGCCTGCTCGGTTTCGTTTGCCAAATCCTCCACCTTGCGCCTATTCTCAAGTTTCGCTTTTGTCTCAATCTCAAAGGCTTTCTCATTGGCTTCATTCTGCTGCTCGGCTGCTTTCTCTGCGGCTTTTGCTGCTGTTTCACGTGCTTTCTGTGCCTTCTTAGCTGTATTTTCGGCACTCTTTGATGCCTTTGCAGATGCTTTCTCCTCGCTATCTAACGTGCTGCCTGATAGTTTTGAATACGCCTCGTTTGCCGCCTTATATTCTTCTTGCGCTTTAAGAAACTCGCCTTGTGTACCTTGTTTTTTTGCACGCTCTAATTTTTTACGCTTCTTTATAGCCTCATTGCGTGCATCCTTTAAGGCTTTAGTGTATTTGACATCGCTATTGCCTTTGCCATCTTTTTCGGGGTCTTTGATGCCGAGCGTAATTTCGTCACCATATTTATGGTCGATGCCATTCTCATCCATAAATTGATAGGTCCTTTTCTTTCGCTCAACAATATTATCTGCAATTCTATTGATGTCAGACATAACCTTCCAGTATCGCCCATTATTGACAGCGCCAGCAGTTGCAAATCCTGCACCTGCCCCAACACCAGCGGAAACAGACGGACTAAAATCCCCTATTTTTTGCAGCAATTTCTCGGATGTAGTCTTTATCTTTTTTCCATTCTTGAAATAGTATATAGTCTTTTTTAATGCATTCTTATCTCCGTTAGTGAAAGCATTAATATTTTCCATTAAAAACCTTGTAGTCTGAGAACCATATCCGGCACCTTTGATAGACTCATATATGTTGTGCCTACGTTTCTGATTATCATCTTCTGTTTCCTGTAGGCTCTTATCATAGAACTGCTTTAATTGGCGTGCTGCAATACTTTTGCGGATAGCCTCTGTAAGGCTGTTGTAGCTTGATGTAAGCGTTCCAGTGCGGTCAATTTCGGCTGCCAGTTTACTGTCATACTGCCCATACTGAGAAATAATAGCATCCTTTGCATCTTTCCACTCCTTAGAACCCTTTTTGGTGGTTTCAAGCACTTCACAAAGTCCGTCTAACTTTGTTATCTCCTTAGCAGTGGACTTCTCTACTTCATCATTAGCTTCATTGAGTCGCTTCTGCGCTTCCGATGCAGCTGTAGTGGTATCTGTGAAGGTGTATATAGTAGCACACAATCCGACCAAAGCAGCACCAACAGCTACATAAGGGTTCATCATCATTGCCGTATTAAGTGCCGTCTGTGCTGCCGTCTGCGCCCAAGTGGCTGCGGTGTGTAAGCCTTTTACGATAATGCTTGCACTTTCCACCGCCTTAATTCCTCCCGTAACAGCAGCATTGACTATTAATGCGGTCTTATAAACTCCATACGCAATAATCAACCCCTCTAATACCTTTCCTATTGTTTCGTAGTTCTCAACAAGGAACGTACCTGCCTTTACGGCACTCATAACAACACCCTCACCCTTAGAGCCAATCTCATTGAACATATTATCAAAGGACTCTTGGAGCATGGAAATCTGACCATTGAGCGTCTTTGCGCCCTCTGATGCCATACCATAGAACTTACCACCTGCACTTGTGGCAGAGATAAACGCATCCTGCACCATCTTTGAAGTGATAGCACCCTTTGACATCTCGTTTTTAAGTTCACCGATAGATTTACCCGTTTTGCGTGAAATCTCCTCCAATGGATTGAACCCAGCATTGACCATTTGCATGAGGTCCTGGCCCATCAACTTTCCTGCACTACTCATCTGTGAGAAAGCAAGTGCAAGGGAGTTGAATTTGCCAGTGTCACCCATAGACACGTCGCCAATAGCCTTTAAGTAGTCAATAGATTTCTCCGCTTCGATACCAAAGGAGGTCATCATCTGTACCGCACCGACCATATCCTTTGTGTTCAGCGGAGAAGCAAGGGCATATTCTTTTATCTGTCCCATGATATTATTGAGCCTTTCTTCACTACCGCCTAACAATACTTTAAGGGATGTTTCCATGCTCTCGAACTCTGCACGGACGGATATAACCCTACTTGCAAGTTCTTTCAGCCCCATGCCGCCAAGAATCATGCCGCTCATCTGTTTGAGTTTACCAGTTAGCATATTCATGGTTTCTGCCGTTCCGCCACCTTCCTGCCTTAATGATGCGTACTCGTCACGGAGTTTCTTTACTGATAGCCTTGCCGTTGCCTGCTCTTGTGTCAACGAGAAAAGTGCTGCTCGCTGTTCATCAAGTACCGACTTGGCACCTCTCACCTGCGAAAGAAGTCCATCTGCGTTGTCACTATTATTTCTCTTTGCATCTCGATAAGCCTCTGACAGCCTACGCACGTCCTCTTGCGCTGCACGCACAGCAGCCTTCTGAGCAATAATCTTCTCTGTAAAGTCATTGACACCCTGCGATGCTGCAAATATCTTCTGCTTGAAGTCTGTTTCCATTGCAGCAGATGCTTCGGCAATCTTACCAGTGACATTCCCTAATTCCTTAGAAGTCTGTTGTAATTTACTATTCAGCTTATTAAAGGATGTAGGGTCTTGAATAGCATCTACACCTTTAATCTCCTGCTTTAACTTCGTTATCTCATCTCGTAACCGCTGAACCTTTTCATAGTCCGCTTGTACACGGAATTTCAATTCTGCCATATCTACTTTCTTCTCCTTTTTGCGAGTTCCTTACCACTGATTTTCTTCACCACATCACCGAAAGCCTCGTGTTGCTTATCTTTCTGCATGATAATGAGATTGCGATAAGGAATTTGATTAACTACTTCGTCATACGTCAGATGCAAGCTATCCATGAATGACGCTATTTGTCCCAAAAGGGTCTTATTCCCGACTACTTCGGTGTTGCTGCCAGCAGGCTTGCGTTCTTCGTCAAACTGACAGCTTTCAAGAAAGGGGCTATGCCGATAAGGTCAAAACCTGCTGCAAGCGCATCTACGACCTCCTCAAGAGTTCCATTGCATAATTCCTTAGTCTTGGATAAATCGCCCACCATAAGCCACGAGAGAGCCTTTGCGTATGCTTCACTATCCTTTGCAGACAGGAGCATCTCTTTTATCGAACTACCCTCTGATAGATTTATGTCACTGATACACGATATAGCACCTGCCAACCGCTTAATCGTTGGAGGCTGAATAGCGTATGCTTGATTATTCACATATACAATCGCATAGTCATTGCCTAAGATTGCATCTGATACTAATTTACTTGCTTTACTCATAATAGAAAATAAAAAAAGGGTGGAGGTGGTCTTTTCGCCACGTTCCACCCCAATGTTATCCTGAAACTTTACCCTATGCCAAAGCCTTAACCTCTGACTCGTCAAAGTTATACTCTGGTGACACACCATCAACAATAGGAGTCTGAACAAGACCCTTGACTGCAATAGCGATAGCCTTGTCGGTGTTCGCCTCACGTGCTACAATCTGACAGTTAGGGAAGATGAACCATACATCGTCCTCAGTCAGACAGAACAGAGCCTTTTTGATGACAACCTTATCAGTAGCTCGCTTCCAACCAACGATGTCATCCTTGTCAGTGCCTGCACCTCCCTTCTTGATGACTTCACCACCCATAAGAGCAGCTTTGGCAGCATAGTCATACTGACCGATTGAGAACTGAGGGGTAATCTCTCCTTGAGTGGTGTCATAGCGGTACGCTTGACCCGTGAGTTGGTTCTTGTATGGAGTAACAGAAGCCTCGCTCTCCTCAATGTTCCATGTTTCACCATGCACGTTCATCACCTCATTCTTAGTTGCCTTAGCAGCCTTGATGATTGTACTTGCACTTGCTGCGGTAAGGTCATTCTTGATTACGGAAATGTCAGCAAAAAAAATCTTCTTAATGCCGACAGCTGAAATTTTTCCCATATTTACTTTACGTTTAATGCGTTAAACAATATTCTACAGTTAATAAAATGGCACTTCAAAGCAGTGTCCGCTTCAATGTGGATAGTATCTATCTCATAGTTGTACCTTGTTCCGTCAAACTCGCCCGTTACACTTTTAAAGAGTTCTTTTGCCTTTCGCTCCAATTCCTTTAATCGGAGTGTGTTAGCAATGTCCACCCCCAAATCGGGAACGCACAGATTAACTTCACAAAAACACTTCTCCCAATACTTGCTCGGGGTCTGTCCTTTTACGTGGATAGTAATGCGTTCTCCTTTCAGATCGCCTGTAATGGTTTTGCCGAAAGGAACTATCTCTATCCCAAACGCCTTGCAATCTCGGTAGAGAATATCTGCTATGTCGGTAGTTACTATCATTCAAACATTTCTTTTAGTTTCTTCTCTGCTCTCAATGCAGGGTCACTCAGTACAACAAATCCCTTTGCCTCGACATAGGAAGCGTAATCAGCGGTGTTCTCTAATGTTAGTCCGTCATCATCTACATCGAATGTATTGGATGTTCTCAAAGTAAGCGTGTGGTCTTGGTATGTTCCGCTTTCCTCTGCGTCCTTAACGGCAGCATCGCCAACGTCTATCATGCCTTTCTGAACCTCCCACTCTACATCATCAAAGAACTGGTCTACATCTGAGAAATCACTATCTATAACCATAATTCAGAGTTATTGAAATAGTTAGCATTCTTTACAATGTAAACCTTACCTTCTCCTCGTACGCTTTCTCCCTCAAGACATCTTACCTCTGTACCTGCTTTAATATCGACATTCATATCACATACTACGTGGAAATTAGGTCTGAACACATCACCATTAGGAGAGTTAAACTCTTTTGTGGTGTTGTCATCACAACGGCACTTACAGAGTGTTACCCACTCTTCACCTCCCGTGTTAGGGATTGGGTGTCCGTATTCGTCCTCTTGGAGTGGTGTTACCCTTTTAACCTGCAATATGTGGGGTGCAAATATCATAAGATACGTATCTTCGGTTTATTATCGTTGAGTTCGTCCTTCAATCCGTACTTCTTACAAAGGAGAGAATAATAGTCCTTTACGCCTTGAGTGTTCCACGACATAGAGAAACCACTCTCATTGATAGAAGTAGGACGAAGTAAAAGGGATGGAATAAATCGGGCAATAGCAACAGAGATATTATCAATTACATCTGCGTCTACATCGTCCTCTATATTCACACGTGCATTGAGAGACATATCCAACAAGTCAGCCTCCGACACTTGTATGCCGAAGGACTGAAACTTGCTTGATATGTAGTCCCTTACGTTCATTTTGTCAACTTAGTAAGGTCAAGTGTGGTAATGAGAGTTGGGTCTGCAATCTGTGGAATCCACTCAGCGGTGTACTCTAAGTAACGTCCGTTGTGGTCACGATTAGCAGCCACAAGCATATCACCATCACCAGTAGGAGTATAGGTCATGCCTGGCACTGGGTCGGTCTGCTCATACGGCGTGTGGTAGCGCATATAGCCAACCTTATCCTGTGGGAGGAGTGTGATATGACCATCTGCATAAACCTGTACGTTCTTGCCGTTCTGCTCCTTCACGTAGTCATCCTTGATTTCGATAGCAGGGAGACCAATACCCGTGAAGAGGTCAGAAGCAAGAGCAGACGTTACAAGACCCGTAGAAAGATACATCTGATTAGAGCCAAGCTGCATCTTGAACATCTCACCGAACTCAGAAGAACCGATGATGTGCTTCATGAATGTGCCACGGCTCATAATCATCTTTGAGTACTTACCGAAGTCAGGAGCAAGCTCGTTAAGTTTGTTCATGAGGTAAGTTACCATCTTCTTCTTTGCGCCGTCTATAACGTCACTATCCTGCAACTCGATAGCGTTCATAGGAAGTTCGATGTTGAGGAACTCGGTAGCGTTCTGTTCTGACTGCGCTTTGTCCTTATTACGGACAGAAGCCTTACCCGTCATAAGGAGGTCGCCAACAACCAAATCCATACGCTTGTGAGCAGCAAGCATCACCTGACGATAATCATCGTAAATAAAGCTAATGATGTCGTTAAGTGCTGACACTTGTCCAGCAGCGTTCGCCTCGTTGTACTTATCAAGCAAGTCCTGCAACTCTGATAGGCGGTCTACACTCATCTGATAGCGGTCACCAAGATAAGCAATCTCACCAACTCCGCTGCCCATATTGGCACGTTCACGGATTGGCTTTTCGCCAAATTGCGAGTTGACAGAACCTGCCATCACACCACGAACAGAACCGATATAGTCCTTGAATACTCGTGTAGTGGTCTTACGCCAGTCGAGGAACTCCTGCCAATAGATAGCGTCCTTACGAGTTTGAAGGACACGATTGATAACTGCACCTACAATAGCAGGCTCGTTAAATAATGATTGAATAGTCAATATCATAATTCTGTGCCCTTTCTTTTACTCGTTAAACTGGAAGTGAGGGAGGTTAGCCTTGTCCTTTGCGGAGAAAGGAGTTACCAACTTCTCTGGTTCAATCTCAAATGCACGCTGCAAGAGTGCCACGCTATTAATACCCTCGACAACCTTATGCGTTTCATAAAGTGCGGAGTTAGCGACGTTCTTAGGGGTAGTGCCATCTGCTGCCTTAGCCTCAAACAACACATCACCAGTCTTCAATGCACCCATAGCTGCACTGAGTGTGAGTTCGTCATATTCAGCCTTTGACTTGTCAATGGCGTTAACTGTTGCGCCCTTAGTGCCATTGCCGAGGATAGTTCCCATAACCACGTATGAACCCTTAGCAATCTTTACCTTGGTGTCAGTTGCACCAACATTCTCCTTTACGAGAACATTTACCACAATCTTTGCGGTCTTTGCCTTGAGGTCGGCTGCAATAGGAGTGAATGATGGAACATAGCTGCCTATCGTCAATCCTGCGACATCAAGGACGTAATTGCCACGACGACGAAGACCAGTAGAGACATCGTAACGCTCTTCTTGTTCCTCCTTTGGTGGCAAATTGTACTTAAATCCTGCCATAACTTACTTTTTGTTTTGTTCTACAATCTCTTGTGTCCCCTTGTTGATTTGTTCAGCAATGGAACTAATCTCGCTTTTGTGTTCGTTGTTTCCCTCTTCGGGAGACTTTGCGAACTGGAATCCACCATTCTGCATCTCCTGCTTCACATCGGTGAAGTACTGATTAAGGTCTACATCATCATCGATTTGCTTTCCTTTATAGACATATTCAGGGATACCGAATGACTTTGCCACGGCTGCAATCTGTTGGTTGCGTTCGTCCGCCTTTGTCTTTGCGTCCATTGCAGCTAACTTCTCGCTCAATGTCTTATTAGAGTCAATAAGACTTTGCGCCCATGCTGGCACTTGTTCCGTTGTCTGTGGAGTCGGTGTTGGTTGTGGGTCTTGTGGCTTTGGTTCCTCGATTGGCTTTCCGTCCTTGATGTTGTGCTTCTTCTCGTAGTTAGCAACTGCGGTTTTTTGCGCACCATCAGCCCGATAGTCGCCATAGCTTGTTAGAACGTCTTGAAAGGAGATACCCTCAACGATAGAGTTTACCTTGCTCTCGTCCGTTACTCCTTCAGCTTTCTTGCTTGCCATACGCTGAAGGGTGGCATCATCAGCCCCTTGGAATTTAGTTCTGAGTCCTGCCAAAATTTGTTCGTAAATGTTCATACTTTATAAAGTGTTAACTTGAATAAATCTTTTCAAATTTACACATTATAAAAGGGGGATTTGCGTTTTTCAGTGGCTGAGAAATGACAATAAGACGGTTGTAACAAAAAGCCGCCTATACTCACGTACAGACGGCTGAAATAATACATAAACATTTGTGTAAAGAATCTATTCTTGCGTTTGCGATGTTGGTTGAGTTTCTTTTTTCTCCTCTATGATTTGTTGCAATTCATCCTGCAACTCACCATAGTTTGAGCAGAAACTTACACCGTGTTCCATTGACCACACGCCACCACTGACGGCAGCAGCAGCGGTTTCAACCTTATCACGCTCGCTATCAATCATGAAAGGAACAATCTCTGTTTCGATGTTCACCGTCTTACTTGCGGCTTCAAGTGATGTGTTCAGCGTACCAATAGCAGATGTGAGGAAATTAACTCTTCGTTGGAAAAACTCTCCCAATTCCTCTGCGTGGTTCTGTACAGCCATGTGAGCAGCCATAAAGACATATCGGAAAGCCGTACCACTAAGGGCGTTGCCCGTGCCTTTGAGTTGGTCGAATGATATACGAGGGGTGTTTGTCAGTCCGTAAATCTGATTAAAGTAGGTTTCAATCTCTACCTTGATAGGGTCGGATGATTGATTCCATGTGAGGTATTGCGCATTTGCACCATCTCCCGTTAATTGCATCATTCTGTTACGTGCATCACCGCTTAAGTTGTCGGGTTGCAACTCTCCAAAGAGCATAAGGAGTGGAAAGAAGTGATTATCTATACAATCTGCATAGCCACTTAGACATTTTTCCAATCGAACACGTAACTGCTTAACCTTTGCGCATAACGGCTCGGGGCGAAAAGCGTACATAACGGGGAGTTTCTTAAACTGATGTGCAAACGTACGTTCTACATTCTCCGACCATATCTTATCAAGTTCCCACTGATACACCTTATCTTCTGTAACAGTCATGAATACGGTGTGTTCGTTGCCGTCTAAGTCTTTCTTCTTGTATTCACGAGAGAAAGCTATCATATTGCCGTTATCATCAAAGAAAGGATACAAGGTATCACCACGAAAAGGCGACCATATTTGTGACCTTAACTGATATTCGGGTGCTTTTTTCCCAAAGAGGGATGCAATTCTGCGCTTTAGCTGTGCCCAAAAACCATCATCTTTGACAACGTACCAATACTCCGCCACTTCCTGTTCTGATAGCCACGAACGGACCAACTTGCGATTTTGAAATTTCAGTTTATTCTTCTTGAATACCTGCTTGATGGTTTCAAATACATTCTTCTCTCCATCGTCTTCGGGGGTACAGTCAAGCGTGGGTTCTGTACCTACACAAAAGGCGGTATGGATGTTTACTATATCCTGCTCAATAGGGAGTGCAATACGATTAGGCTCTTTCATTTCGTATTGCGCAGGGATATGTGTAGTCTTTTTGCTCTCGGGGTCAAACTTATCCTCTTCCATCTTTACAAGGACTTTAATCTTCTTGTAAAGTTCTGGGTTCATGATGTCGTGTTTCTTCATGTCCCAATCAGCAAGGTTTGATGATGTGTCGGGGAGAGGATTGCGCCTGCCCTTCTTGAGATAGCTAATCTTCTTATCAATGTCCTCAAGTGCGAGGATGTCATCTAATGTCTTAGGTGTTGCCATAATCACAATTGTTTTACAGTATCAATATTAACTTCTATAAACCCATATCCAAAATCAATATCTTCTATATCTCCAAACGTATTTGGGTAGATATAGGCTGTACCATTGATGAGCAACAAAGAACCATAGATAATATCTCCGTTGTCTTTTCTCTTACCTTGAAATTTATAATTCATATTGTTATCCTATTTATAGGGCGAAAGCTGCTGCCATATCGCCCTTTGGTTTCAAAATCTTTCCTAAAAGCTGACCAAGGACATAATAGCGAACTGCATCTATGCCGTGGTTATATTTGTCTATTGGTTGGTTGATATAGTTGCCGTCCTTATCCGTGTCCCATACATACTTTCTAAACTCTGTACGGAGGTTATACGACCGCTCTGTAACAAAGATATGGTCAAAGGATAGCATCTTGTCTATTCCTGCTATGATAGAGTTACCGCTCTTATCTACGGGGTAAATCTTTATACCTGCGTTATGTATCTCTTGTATCAGTCGGGGGTCTGCGCTCTCAGAGAACACCTTTAAGCTGCCATATCGTTTGAGTTCCTTTACAATATCAGATGATAACATACCCGTGCGGTAGAAGAGTTCATCAAGATACAAGTCATTATCAATGATACCACATAATATTCCTGCGCTCGGGTCATGAGTAAAGCCAAAGTCATCACCGATAGCAACCTTTTTGCACCATTTCGGAAACTCCTTAACAACTCCAATTTTCTTAAATACTGCACCTTCCGCAACGTCTGCCCATCTACCCATGACGGTATGCGCATACTTCTCGGGATTGTTAGCTTTCATGTCCTCAACCTCCTTAATAAACTCATGGGAGAGGTTCTCAGCATTGTCTAAGTATGTAGTATGGATATGTAGTACATTCGGATGTGTGCTAATCTGAACAGGTACACCATCATACATCACCTCCTTATGGGTATTCTCTATAAACCGCTTATAAACCCAATGGTTATTGTCCGTAGGGTTCATAACGATAATGATTCGGTTCTGTATTCCTTTCTGACGAATAGAGAGCATAATTGTTTCAAACTCTCTCTCTGATACCCACTCCTCTGCCTCGTCTACTACAAAGGTTGTAACGCCGTGAATAGATTTCAGCTTTGCGGTTTGGTTTCCCGAACTTGTCTTGATACCTCTAAACATGACTGCACCACCACTGCGGAGGTTCTTTACATCCGTCTTGGTGTGGGTGTACCATTTCGAGTTTCCATCAAGCTCCACTTTCTCCATGAACTCAGGGATAACAGACATTCCAGCAGACACCATTGTGTAACGAGTATATAGTATCTGGTGGACTATTCGCTTTGCAGGAGTAGGATGTTTTACCTCAAACAACAGACGCTCAATGAAAGTGGAAACATTGAAAGACTTTCCACTTCCTCTACCACCAGTAACAAGAATGATGAACTTATCCTTGTTATGGTACAACGGAGCATATATCTGCTGAGGATTTATTCTATTCATTTGTGTTATCGGTCATCCATTTATCAATGTCGATACCATTCTCGGAGTACAAGTCATCTTCATCGGTCTGTTTGTTCTCCATCTTGCGCCATGTCGGGTCGTGGTGATAGAGTAGGGTTGCGATAGCCTGCATATTAGGAGGTAACTCTATTTCGGACTCTTGTACCACTGCTTTATCCGTCAGAGTTACCCAGCCTGTGCCACCGCAATAGGGGCATTTCTTATCTGCTCCCATACATTCGCACTTATCTTGCACGAACTTAACTATCCTCGATTTTGTCTTCTTCCCACCAATCGCGCCCTTGATGTATGTACCACGAAGCAAAGCAACAATTCTTGTCCGTCCATGTGCTAAGACCCTATTAATTTCAGCCCCTCTGCGCTTGTTTTCCTCATCGTTCCAACATTGATAGTTACCATTCTTCATAGACCCAAATACATCATCGGATAGGTTGAGTTCATTCGCAATCTCACTATCCGTGTATCCATTCATTGCAAGACCTTCTATGCGCTTGTAGAAATCTTCACTATCGTAGTCGTGTTTTGGTTTTGCCATATCTTTTAACGATTATAATTTGCTTTTATCGAATATTCTCTTTACCTTTGCAATATAGATTGATGGTCGCATCGGTAGCGAGGCACCCGAAAGGCTGCATATTGCAAGGTTCAACTCCTTCGCCAATCTACTTAGGGGCTTAATTGCCCCTATTTTATTTTTGTATATTGTGATGCGTTCATTTTGTTTTTATCTACTACTCCAATAGAAACTACTTGATTGTAATATCGTTTACCTATCTTCTGATTAGGTTCTATTACAACTTTCAATACTTTGCCTTTAGAATATTTCACGCTTGATACATAGATTAGGCGGCTTCTGTTTCTGTCTATATAGACATTTTTCGGTTTCTTTACCGCTGATTCAACCATTCTAAATCTATGTGTATTTACCGTTGCCCCTTTCTGTTTCTTTGGGTGATTACGATATTTCAATATGGTTTTATCTGTAATGGCAGCGAGTTCAGACTTTACGATAATTCCTTTTTTGAATAAATCATTCAGATACGCCTTGTTGGTTTTTCCGAAAATATACACAGACTTCCTTACTCTTCCGCTTGCAAGAACTTTATCTGCAAATCCTTGTAGGTCTCTTGTGTATCTCCGCTTGCTACCGTTTAAACCATATATCAATATACCTTCACCCATTATTCAGTTAAAAGTGTTTCTATCTTTTCAGAGAATACTTCACCTTTGAGGAACTTCTCATCGGGGTTAAACCCGAACTTCTCACAAAACTCTACTTTTGCATCCCAATTGTCGAATGATAGCATAAGATGAGCATCCATGTTTGCAGCTGCCTTTGTAGCGGCTTGTTTCACTTCTTCTTTTACTTGCTTCATGTGAGCGACCTTTTCGGCTCTCTCGGCTTGACGTTGTGCTACTTCTGCTTGATGTTCCTCTCTGACGGGTTCCATAAGTGTATCGAGTTCATCAGCGATAGTGTTTTCTTCTTCTGTCTGAAAATGAAAGTCCACACCGATAATGTCGAGGTCTTGCTCGGTTAGTCCTGCATCTCTGTAGTCAATGTCGGGGATAAGTTCACGAAGTGTGTCATAGTCCCACTCGCCTTGTGCTGATGGGTTGTTGAGTAAGATAAGCAGCTCTTTCTCTTCTTTCTCCTCAACGTCTATCAAGTCCACTCGGATAGGATAGTTATTATCCTTTGTTTGAGGATTGTACTTTTGGAGTTCGTCCATGACCGAAAGCCGTTGATGTCCGCTTACAAGTGTATATCCTGTCCGCTTGTTCACCACGATGCCTCCGACCATACCGAACTTCTTTATACCACGTTTGAGAGCCTTGCGGTTCTCTTCGGGAATTGTACGAGGGTTCTGCTCGTGAAGTTTTATTTGAGAGCGTAGGAGTTCCACGCTCTCTGATGTGAAGTATTTGTTATCCATCTGACTTGTCTCTTTTACTTGTTATGATGCTACTGTGCCTTTGGCTTTACTCGCCATTTTAATTTTCATTAGAGCATTTGTAGCTCTTGCATATCTGTTTGCTATCACACCATTGGGACCTCCCATGTTTGATAAGCTACCTAACCCTATACTCGGATTAGGTGTACGAGCTGCGAGAGCTGTTTTTATTCTGCTATACTGGGCTTCTGCCATAGCTAACGTTTTCTTTTTTGCCATAATTATTCTTTGTTACCCTGTTTATAATTCTGTTCAAATAAAATTCTCTCACTCATTGGAAACACTGCATATATCTTCTCTAAGTCCTGCGGATAGTGCTTTTCAAGCCAAGTAAATGTTTCCTTGCTGAACCCGACACCACCGCCTGCCTTGCTGGAATATCTTACTGGCTGCGGTAGTCGCTTTTGCTTCATATAGGCTAAGACATCTTTCTGTGTCCATGATGCAAGCGGATATACTAATCCTTTGTTCTCATACCCATTATCTTCATAGCCTTTGAGCATTAAATTTCGGTTCATTCCGTCCGCTTTCTTCATGCCTAAGAACGTATAGTAAATACCCGTCTTTAACCTCACTGCCTTAATCACGTCAGCGAGTTTCAGCAGCTTAACTTTAGGATTAGGTACACAATACAGACCGCCACGAAGAATATACGTTAAATTCCAATGAGGAACTTGCATGAACTCTACCTTTGGATATTTCTTCTTTACCCACCTTATCCAGCCGTTGATGTGGTCTAAATCCTTGACAAAGTACATAAATACACATACAACTCTTTCAAAGCGTGGATAAACTAAATCCAAAGTAACGAGCGAATCCTTGCCAAGTGAACACATAACAATGCAAGATGACTGCTTTTCAGCCACCCTGCATATTACATTATGTGCCTCTTGTAACTTGTTCATTATCCTACGCTCATTCCAAAGCCCTTACGGAGCTGCCTATATACTGTCTTATGACTGCCCAATTTATTACCAGCTACCAACTGATGACGTCCACTATTGCCCAGATAAGAACCTGTTGCACCTGCGATACGACCTTTCAGTGTTTGTGCATTTCTTCTTGCCATAATCTTTCATTTTGATTATTAGACTTTCTTCGACTTGTCCCTTATGTTGTGTGAAAGTACCTTACCCAAGTCAAACACTACTTGCTCAGCGACCCATACAAGCGGGTTGCCGTCTTTGTCCCTGCCGTGTTCATAGGTGATAGGCTCGTTATTCTCATCTACGAATATCTCGCAATGAGCACCAACGACCTCAACAAGTGCGTTGTCCCTGTCTTTGTTGTAACCAACATAGAACTGAATAGCATCGTACTTGATAGGCTGCGAGTTACCGTCAGCATCTTCGATTTCAAACCCTTCTTCATCAAGCTGTAATAGCTTCTTGATAGTTGTTGGACGAACCTCTCTGAACTCTTGCACCTTGCGACCTGCAAGGATAGCATCGAAATACTTCTGTTTGATAATAAGATTTAATACTTTCATACGACTTTTCTCTTTTTTAATGTATCACAAAGATACGATTTAACATTATTATATTTAGAAAAATCCGCCCTGTATAACCTACAATGGGCGGATTGTTGTTTATATTCATGCAGCCTTGTTTTCACGCACAAGATTTGATACAATGGTGAAAATTTTATCTATAAAATGGTTTCTAACTGCAATATCCAACTTTGTTTCTTTATTGTGGAGTTTCTTGTAACTCTTAATTGATATATGATAGAGATAGTATAATTGACTATATACCTTATGCCAAACGTCTTTGAAATCGGTATTTGTTGCAATAGCGTACTCTCTTACAAGCTGATTTACCCTTGCTTTCATGCTCATTTCGGGCAAACGCTCATCTGATAATTTGGCTTCAAGAAGTTTCTCGCCGTTTTCTTTGCGCTCTCTGTCCATGTTGTCAAGCCTCTGCTCTACTGCACTCATTCTACGCTCTTGCTCTACCATAAGCTGTGCCTGCTGTAAAAGGTACTCTGCACCCGATAACTTCTTTTGGCTATCTTTAAGGGCAGATTCCATTTTATTGAAAGCTGCAATGTAGTCAAGTTTGAATCTCATTGCCCTTTTGCCTGTGAAACCCATAGCCAACAAAGTAAATCCGTCTCGATTCATAACATATCGCTTTGCTCTCTTAAATCCGCCATTTGGTTGTGGCACATCTTCAAAGTATAGCTCAAACATGGTTTGGGGTGCATCCAAATTTGGATTACATTGATTATCAACATCTTGCACCTTTTCTAAGAGATTATCAATATCTCTTACAACATGCTCATGTGTTTTACCGAACTTTTCAGCAACCAACAAACTATTTGTCAGTGCTTGGCTGTTCTCGCCTTTGAAAACTAATTCGTTTATCATACTATGTTGAAATTGATTATATTCATAGAATAAGGGCAAAGGTGAAGACCGCCGATTGTCGCAGTTTGCGGTCTAAACCAATGCCCTTTAAATATCTTCTCTGTTACTAACTGCGACGAAAGTAACTTTTTACTTTGCAAAGATATTGCTTTCTGATTAGTTCACACTTTTATCTTTTGTGAGTTAAACAACAATCAGTCGGTTGTCATTAAATTACCTTATATTGGCTTTCTGTGCTTGTTGTATCAATGCTCTCTGTCATAATTCGCATGATAGCTTCATTTATAGTGGCGTATGCGCACCCGACCTTGTCTTCAAAGTCTCTGTCAAAGCCAAATAGGTTATCTTGTACTTTGCTTAACTTAGCGAAACACTCATCTAAATTCTTCTTACAGTTTAATAACTCTGCTGTATTATTGCTTAATGCTATTGTAGTCATAGTTCTATTTCTTTTTATTGTCTGATTTCTTGTTTATTTTCTCTGTTTTAATAGCGTTGTTTACTATGTTATTTACCCACGCTGCTGTTTCTTTCAATTTGTCCATGTTATATTTATTTGTTACCTTTGTAGCGATTATAGAGGTATGTTGTTACCTCGTAGTTTAATAGTTTATAAAGTGGGCGGTACGCGAGTATAGCCCACCTTTTATTTATGCTATTCTGATAAGGTTTACTATCTTAAAGCAGCGAAAAGCAGCTTTTTCTTGGTCATAGTACACTTGTACGCTGTCATTCTTCTTGCGATTGTCGCCTGATGTAGCAGGTATCAAGTCCTCTCTAAGCGTACCCCAAGCACATCTAATCTCACCTGAAAGTTTCTCAAAGTAGAATTTAACTACACCTTTCTTCATTGCTTTGCGTAACTTGAAGAGCGTCCAAACTTTCTTCATTGCTTCTGATAGACTGATGCCGTAGGTCTTAACCAACTGCCAACTCTTCTTCATTAACTCGCTTAACTCATTCTTTAACGTTGTACTCATAATCTTATAGTTTTTAATTGTTATTACTTGCTTAATCTTTCAATATCTCTTTTAAGTCTATCAACTCTTTGCTGCTCTGTTGCTGCAAATTCTTTATTACCTACGCTCTTGTAAAAGTCAGCGTTCATAATAGC